CATCAGTTGATGGCGAGCCATATGATATGGAACGTTGGGGTCAATACTTTAAGCCAGCCGGCATGAGCCAAAACACTGGTGATCCACAAAAAGCATCTACTCCTAGATCAGCTCCTGCACCAGCAGTAAGCCATGACGAAGATGACGCACCTGCTCCAGTAGCAAAAGCTACTCCTGTACCAGCACCAGCGGCTGATGCAAGTGGCGGTGACAATCGTGCCCAAGACATCTTGGCAATGATTCGCAATCGTCAGAAGTAAAACGTTCGACTTGGGCCTCTTTGACTTAGTCATACGCCCAGGTTATCTTATTAGGAGAATAATTATGGCAAGAGTACAAAAAATTAATGAGAACTTCTCTCTGAGTTTTAACAGCAGAGAAGATCAGACAGGCGACACAGTAGCAGACATTGATGTTAGATTTGACAACCCCAAGGATGATTCTGTTATAATTAACAGACTAAACACTTGGCTTATAGCAATTGGTCGTACTGACATTGTTGTAAGTCCAAAGAAACTACCAAAGGGTGAATAATTATGGCTACTAAAGCATTCGACTTATCAAAATTTAGAAAAACTTTGACCAAGTCTATCGACGGACTTGGCGTGGGATTTAACGATCCTACAGATTGGGTTAGTACAGGCAACTTTACACTTAACTACCTAATCAGCGGTGATTTTAACAAAGGTATTCCTTTGGGTAAGGTTACTGTGTTTGCTGGAGAAAGTGGTGCAGGTAAGAGCTTTATCTGTTCAGGTAATCTAGTACGCAACGCACAAGCACAGGGCATTTATGTTATCTTGATTGATACTGAAAATGCGCTGGATGAAAAATGGCTACACGCACTTGGTGTAGACACCGCCGAAGACAAACTTCTTAAACTCAACATGGCAATGATCGATGATGTGGCTAAAACCATTCACGAGTTCATGAAAGAGTACAAAGAAATGGCAGAACGTCCTAAGGTCCTATTTGTCATAGACTCATTGGGTATGTTGCTTACCCCTACCGACATTAATCAGTTCCAAGCTGGTGACATGAAGGGGGATATGGGCCGTAAGCCAAAAGCATTAACCTCATTAGTTCGTAACTGCGTAAACATGTTTGGTAGTTATAACGTAGGTATGGTTTGTACAAATCACACATACGCTTCGCAAGACATGTTTGATCCAGATGACAAGATTAGTGGTGGACAAGGATTTGTCTACGCAAGTTCTATCGTTGTTGCTATGAAAAAACTCAAACTCAAAGAGGACGAGGATGGCAACAAGGTTACAGACGTCATGGGTATTCGTGCTAGCTGTAAGATCATGAAGACTCGTTATAGCAAGCCTTTTGAAACAGTACAGATTAAAATTCCATATGAAACAGGCATGAATCCCTACTCAGGAATGGTTGATATGTGCGAAAAAGCCGGCTTGTTAAAACAAGAAGGTAACAGACTCAAGTGGGTCGATCCAGAGACAGGTGAGGAATTCAAATTCTACCGAAAAGAATGGAAAGATGATAAATTAGATATGTTAATGGCAAAATTTCATATCAAACCTTTAACAACAACAACCGTTCCTGAGGAGATAGACGAGAATGTTGAATGAAACACAAATTGGTGATGTATGGTTACTATTCGCTGACTTTATTGACAAGAAAAACCACGAAGCACTAGCAGAGCGTTATGTTGACCTGTTGGCAGACTTTGGCGTTCCTGATAAGGTACTTACAGCCGCAAGTGGGGTTGATAGCACATTAGATGCCGCTATTGATTATTATCTTGATGAAGAAGATGATGGTGAGGAAGACGACGATTATAAAGAATTGGAGTTTTAATGACTTGGTATACTAAAATTGCCAAAGATATTTCTTACATCCCCGATGCGGTAGATTACTATAATGCTGAATTACTTGAGGCAAAAGGTGAATGTCGTATCGTTGGAAATATTGAAAAGGCCTCGGCAGGAATGCCGGGTGTCGTAGAACAACGTTTTAGTCAATTACAAGAAATTGAAGCAATTTTAGAATATCTTAACATTGAACTTCGTAGATTGAAAAGTCAGCATTTTAGAAAATATCTTGAAAACTATCAACGGGCATTAAGCTCGCGTGATTGTGAAAAGTTTGTTGAAGGCGAAGCAGACGTAGTTGATTTTGAAAAGATTATCAACGAGTTTGCTTTACTTCGCAACAAATGGTTAGGTATCACTAAAGCTCTTGATCAGAAACAATGGCAACTTACTAACATTGTAAAATTACGTGTTGCTGGTATGGAAGACGCTACACTATAATCAATTCGCCCAAACGGTAGACGATAGGCCTTAAATAATATTGAGGCCTATTTTTTTATCTAAAGATTTGACTTTTAAAATTATTCATGTATAATAAAAGAATGACAACAGTTGATCAGTTACTATTACAAATTGTAAATTATTCTAGTACTACTATTGAAGAGCTAGTCTCGAAACGAGATGCTAGGATCTTGCGAAGTATGGCTTCGGCAATAATATCTTCAAATTTCCTTACTGAAAATCAAAGTAAACTGTTAGTAAGAATTCTTCGTGAAAATCAAGAAAAATTAAAATCAGTCAACGATAACTTAGTTGAACAATTACTAGTACCAACTTGGTCAAGAGAATTTAGGATATTTGAGCAAACTAAAAAACTTTATATTAGTAACTCAAACGATGAGTTATCGTTGATTATAGAAATTTCATATTCTAGCTCATTAGGCAAAGAGATTGCCAACATTGGTAAATCGGTATCGGGCATGTCAGCTGGCCAAAGCGGTAAGTTTTATCACGCCGATCTTACTGAAAAAAATATTGTAACACTAGTATCAAGACTAAAAAAATTAGACTTTGAAATTGACCAAAAAATCCAAAATTACTACGAAATTATCCAGTTGTGGTCTGAATCTGAAATACGTGATCGATTTAAAATTGACACGATCACCCACGATAATTTTCAAAAACAAATAACTAGCGACCTGGGCATTCACACTCCCATTGATCAAAATATAATTAATGACCGTAGTTTACGCTATCAGTATTTTGGTGAAAAAAATGGAAAAATTCCTGAAAATTTAACCGAAACAGTTGCCACTAGACTCACTCGACAACTGTGGCTAGACAAAAATATCACGGACTTATCTGATATTTTTGATACGCTACGTAATCTAAAAAGATTTCCGTTACTAATAGTGTTTGATAGTAACGATCAAAAAAAGTGTCTTGAAGAATTGGTAAATTTATCAAAAATATTGGAAAAAAATGGAATTGTTGATAACGTTGGAATTTATTTTAGATTAGGAAATGACGGCATTGGCAAAGAGTTTAACCAGCTTATTGCTAACAAAAAATACAATTCACAGCTTGACAACACTACAAAAATAGTTGGCATTGCCAGTGGAAAAATACCAAAATTTCTCCTAAAAACCGCATGGAAGCCAATGAGTGTAATCGGCATCGGAAGATTGTTACAACATAATAAAACATCAGTATACGCAAATTGTTGCGATTTAATTATTAATTGGTCAGACACACAACCTATTGTAGAAGCGAGAATGTCATGGCAGTAAGACTAGTAATTAAAGACGAAGTAAACATAAAATTTGAGAATTTACCCCTTGACGCACGAAAAAAATTAGCCAACACATTTAAGTATGAAATTCCTTACGCACGGTACCATCCTGCATTCAAACTAGGTCGTTGGGATGGGATGGTAAGTTTATTTGGGTTAGGCGGCAATGGATACCTAAGTCAACTAGAACAAATTTTAACCATACTAACCAAGCTAGGTATTGGTATTGAAGAAGTTGACGATTTACGCACAACTAGTAAAATTGAATTCGATCCAGTAACAGAAACCTATTGGGCCGATCAAGGTAAAGTTTGGCCCAAAGGGCATCAGCAAGCTGGACAACCAATTATGTTACGTGACTATCAAGTCGACGCTGTTAATAAATTTCTTGAAAATACTCAATCATTACAAGAAATTGCCACAGGCGCAGGCAAGACTATTACTACGGCTACATTAAGTCAATTAGCTGAAAAATATGGGCGAACAATTACTATTGTTCCGAACAAGAGTTTAGTTGAGCAAACAGAAGAAGACTTTATTGCTGTAGGTCTAGATGTTGGAGTCTATTACGGAGATCGCAAAGATTTAGGCAAGACGCATACTATTTGTACTTGGCAAAGTCTTAACATTTTAGATAAGAAAAGTAAGAATCACGAGCATGATATACTAACACTGGCAGAATTTCTTGACGGTGTAAAGTGTGTAATCGTTGACGAAGTACATATGGCTAAAGCTGAGGTGTTAAAGAATTTGCTAACACAAAATCTAGCAAATGCTCCAATTCGCTGGGGTTTAACTGGCACTGTTCCTAAAGAAAAATTCGAAAGCGAGCAGATCTTTGCCAGTCTTGGACCAGTGGTAGGCGGTATCAAAGCACATGAGTTACAAGGCATGGGAGTATTATCCACGTGCCACGTTAATGTTGTACAACTGATAGACTTACCAGAGTTTAGCAGTTATTCAGACGAATTAAAATATCTTGTTACAGACGATGACAGGATGATTTATATCAGTAAGTTAGTCAAAAAAATATCACAAACAGGCAATACCTTAGTTCTAGTTAATAGAATTGATTCAGGCAAATTTTTAATTAATGAAATAGAAGACAGTGTCTTTATCTCAGGCGAAGTAAAGACCAAGGATAGAAAAGATGAATATGATGAAGTTAAGACAAGTACTAATAAAATTATTGTTGCGACCTATGGCGTCGCGGCTGTTGGTATTAATAT